CGCGCCACCTTTCGCGCCCATATTGGGGAAGTAGACGTATGACACAAGCCTTTTACTCAGCTCAAGAATTAGCGGATTTGAAGTTACCTGATATGCCTTTAACAAAGGCGGGTATCATTCGTTATGCACAACGCGAAGGCTGGCTGGTGAAAGATCGTTGGAACCGCTGGACCGCGAGTATGGATCGCAACGGCATCCCCTTGGCCCGTAAACGCCAAGGCAAAGGCGGCGGCTGGGAGTATCACTATGTTTTGTTACCACGGGCGGCCTACAATCACTTTATCAATGAGATCGTCCATAAAGAAGTAACGACTGGCAGCGTGAGTAAAGCGGTACAGGTCGCCTTTAAAGAAACGCCCGATGCGTTAGATCAGCTTACGCAATGGCAGGTGGATGTGATGGAAGCACGTTGTTCTATCTTGCGGTGGGTTGAAGAGCAGAGCTATCGGGGCAGTAAAGAATATGCCATTGATCGTTTGCTAGAAATGCAAAGCTTCAACCGCTTGCCGCCGTATTTGAAAGACTTAATCATTCAGGCTAATGCCAAGTCTGGGAAGCTGTCTGGCAAAGCAAAAGCAACGGTTTCAAAGCGGACCATCAAGAATTGGTTTGCCCTGAAAAACAAACAGGGTGTGCGGGGTCTGGCCCCTGAATTATCACGAACAACTGATTTTTCCATACCAGATTGGGCATGGGATTTGTTGGAGCTTTACCGCCAGCCGAATAAGCCTTCCCTGTTGAGCTGCGTTGAGCAATTGCCAGAGTTTTTGCCACCCCATATCAAGGCCCCAACTTACGATCAGGCGCGGCTCTTTATTAAGAAGTTGTCGCCGATTGCGAAGAATAAAGGACGCATGGGGCCGCAAGCGCTCAAGTCCATGAAGGCATTTACGCGCCGTGATGTCAGTGAGTTGTGGCCCACGGCTGTGTATAGCGCGGATGGTCATACCTTCAAGGCAACGGTGGAGCATCCCTTTAATGGTCAGCCGTTTAAGCCTGAGATCACAGCGGTGATTGATATTTATTCCCGCTATGTTGTCGGCTGGTCTGTTAGTTTGTCAGAAGAGAGCCTCGGCGTTTTAGAGGCTCTGTCTGGGTCGATTATTGAAAAAGAGGATGGGCGGTATCGCGGGCTGCCCGCGATTTGGTACACCGATAATGGGTCGGGTTTCCGCGCTGATATTTTTGAGACTGAGGCTACGGGCTTTTATGATCGTTGGGGCATTACACCGAAAAATTCTATTGCTTATAACTCCCAAGCGCGTGGTGTGATTGAGCGATTGAACCGCACCCTGTGGACGCCGCTGGCGAAAACTTTACCGACCTATGCAGGTAAGGATGCCGATAAAGAAGCCATGCGCGAAATCAAGCGGATCACCGACAAGGAATTGCGGGCGAAACGCAAAGCGCCCTTTGAACTGACGTGGGCCGAGTTTCGCCAATGTGTTCAAGAACAAATTGATGCCTATAACGCTAAGCCACACAGCAGCCTCAAGCGGGTGCGGTGCCCAGAAACACGGCGCAATCGCTTCCTGAGTCCGAAAGAAGTTTGGGAAGCATGGTTGGCAGAAGGCAACACACCCATGTTGATTGCACAAGAAGAGGCTGCGGATTTGAAGCGCCCTTATGTGCGCCGAAAAGTGTCACGCGGCGAAGTACGGGTACTGAACAACATTTATTTCAGTTTAGACCTTGAACATCATCATGGCGATTATGCGTTGGTCGGTTTTGATGTGGATGATGCGACAAAGGTCTGGGTCCGTGACTTTGATATGCGACTGATGGCTGTTGCGCAATTGGATGGCAACAAGCGGGCTTATTTCAATCAAGGGGTCGTTCACGAAGCCATGAGCTTCCGTGAGAAACGCGCGGAGAAACGCTTTAAAGGCAAGATCAGTCGCATCGAAGAGAAAAAGAAAGAAGCCATTGAAGAATATAAACGCCCGTTAGAGATCGACTATCAGGCCAAAGAAGAAATACCGATCCTAACGCTGGAGACGCAACAACGGGCCGAGGCTGAACTGGCAAAAATGCAAAAGGCCAATGAACCCATGCAGAAGATCACGGCAACGGGGCGTCCAATTTTTGGCGATGATTTGAGTTGGGGCAAGTGGCTATCCGAAAATCCAACGCAAGCAACCCGCATGGATGTTGAGGAACTCAGCCGCAAATTAAAGTCCGATATTTTCAGAATGCAGATGGAATTTGAGGGCGTCCCGCTCGACGCCCTCAAAGAAATCGCTACGCAACGTGCAGCACTATAAGTCAAGAAAGGAAATGATACTTATGAAATCTAAATTTGTACAGACTAAAAATGTTCAGCGGTTTTTACTCGGTCTCTCTAAAGTTCAAGAGCGTGGGGCTGGAGAAGCGTGCTTAATGGTTGTTAAAGGCGAACCAGGTCTCGGAAAGACTGAGATTGTCGAATGGTGGGCCACACAAAATAATGCCGTTTATCTACGCGCTAAAAAAGAATGGACCCCCGCATGGATGATGCGCGAGCTGTTGAGCGCGATGGATGTGAAAGATCACGCCTATCGCTTTGAAGCGATGTTCCGCCAAGCCTATCAGCAACTTCAAATGCGCGACATTGAGGGACAAAACCTTAGGCAGACCTTCGGGGTCGTTATTGATGAAGCCGACCATATTGTGCGCAACGCCCATTTATTGGAAACGTTACGTGATCTTTCGGACATGACGGAAATCCCGTTTATTCTGGTCGGAATGGGGCGGATCATTGATAGCCTCGCACGTTTTCCGCAGGTCGCCAGTCGGGTGTCGCAGTATGTTGAGTTTCAACGCGCTGACCTTGCAGACGTCACGAAACTCGCAACAGAGCTTTGCGATGTCGAGATTGATGCGCCGCTCTTGGCTTATGTTGAAACCCATTCAAACGGCTTGATCCGTGAGGTCATGGAAGCCTTAAAATCCATTGAACGGTTTGGCAAGAAAAACGAAGGGGCCGTTACCCTTGAAGCCATGAATGGCGAATTGCTGATGAACAATCGCCGTACAGGCAAGCCGATCTATGTGAGGGCTTAATCATGCCAGGTCACGCCACAAATCAAAATATGCTTTTATACAGTCTTGAAGGGGTAGATGTCTGCCTCACCACAGCCGCATTGACTAAACAACTTGGTTTACCGCGCAAATCCGTCACTCAAGCCTGCGCAAAACTCTTGGCCCGTGGCCTTGTGGATCGAGTGGAGCGTGGATGCTACCAGCTAACCGAAGCAGGGCGGCAGGTTGTGGAGAACAAGGTGTCATTAACGTCTGCGGCGCTTGTCCCTAAGCTCGATGAGCGGGTTTATAAAGACAGTATGCGCACCCGTATCTGGCGGGCTATGCGATTGAAAAAGAAATTCACCATTGCAGACCTGACAAAACTCGCGACACGGGATGAAAAACAGGGCGCAAATAACGTTCAGCAATATTGCAAGGCGCTGCGGGCTGTGGGGTATTTGCGTAAAATCCGCAATACAGATCGCGCTTTACGCTTTTGTCTCGTGATTGATAACGGCCCTATTGCACCGATTTTCCGCAAGAAACGGGGAGAAGTCTTTGATCCCAATACGAAGGAGGTCATCCCATGGACGCCTTAGACCTCGTGCGCCAAGAAGTTGATGCTTTCAACAGCGCTAACGGTGGCAAGGGTGGTGTTGCCCATGTCGCACAAAAAATCGGCATGCCCCGATCCAGTTTGTCAGCCTATTTGAATGGCTCCTATCCAGCCGCGTCAACCAAGAATGTTGAGACGAAAATCCTTAGGGAACTGGTTGGGCGTGTCCATTGTCCTCACCAAGGGATGAGTATTGTGCAATCCGATTGTGACGCTCTATCGACCCGCGCCATGCCCTTAAGCGGGAAGCACGCTATCCGCCAATGGAAAGCCTGTTGCACCTGCCCAAACAAGAAAGGAGCGCCACATGTTGAGCGATGAACTTAGGAGTTTACACGGGGCGTTGCGTGCGTTTCGCAATGAACAAGATGAATTGCATTTAAATGACTCTCAACTTGCTTCGCTGCTTAATGCCGTAAGCAGCCTTATTGAAACGGCTGCCCACTTAGAACGGACCACCGCCTCAGTGCCAATCCCTGTGGTTTATGACCCTGTGGTGATTGATTTGAACGCCTTTAGGGCCAGAAGCAAACCCGATCCCCCGAAAGGCGGTGCTGCGTGAAAGCCTTTTTTAAACTTATGCGTCAGCAATGGCGCTATCTCAACCAAGTTGTTTTTAAATCCAAACCAAAAGGACCTTTTCAATGAGTGAGACAACCGAAATTCCAGAAGGCTACATGCAGGACGCTAAAATGCGTTTATGGCCTGAAGGAACTGTAAAAGATGTTGATAAGTTGGAAGACCAGCTTGTCAAAAAGATCATGGGTTATGCAGATGACCTTTCTGCCCAAATCGCACGATTTAAAGGCCACACCTTTGATGATGTTGCGGCCTTCATGGATTTATTGGCGGAGCAATATGACACCAAAAAGGGCGGTGCTAAGGGCAATGTCAGTTTCACCAGCTTTGATGGACTAACCCAAGTGCGGGTGCAAGTTCAGGATTACATTACATTTGGCCCTGAACTTCAAGTTGCTAAGTCCCTTATTGATGAGTGTATCAATGAATGGTCCGAAGGCTCGCGCGATGAAATCCGCGCCCTCGTCAACAACGCATTTAATGTTGAGAAAACTGGACAGGTCAATCGTGAAGCCTTGTTCCGTCTTCGCAAGGTCAATATTCAGCATGAGAAATGGCAAAAGGCCATGGAAGCCATTAACGACAGTATCCGCGTGGAAGGATCAAAAACTTACGTGCGGTTCTATCGCCGCAAAACAGCCAATGATCGCTGGGCAGCGGTACCCATCGACCTTGCTGCGGTGTGAGGTCTGCAATGGCTAAGAAAAAAGCAAACAAGGTGTTCCGGATCGCGCATCAAAATCGTCATTATTTTGTTATTGCGCGTCATGGAAAAGGGGCGGTGTCGATTGCGCGTGAGAAGGCAATCGCCTTGCCCGCAAAACCATCAATCAAAGAAGTTTCATGGGATAACCATGCCCTTGCCCTTAATCACGAGGCCCCACAATGACCACACGAACACACTATATCCATATATGCGATGCCCCGAATTGTGGTCAGCGCGTAGAAGACGGCGGCTCTTTCTTTGAGGACAAACACTTGTGTCCAAGCTGTCAGCGCAAACTCACAGCCCCGACCCGTGCTGCTCTTCGAGCGGCCTCAACCGAGTGTGCGCGCGAAAGCCATGAAGGGGGCACAACCTACTTCAATGAAGCGATGATCGAATATCACAGATGCTGGGATCAAGCCCTGCAAGAAATCACCAAAGATCATGCTTAAAACAACAATCGGTCCGCTGGCTGGACCCCTTTGATCCGATCAATCATTTACTCAGGAGTATTTTATAATGCCTTTAGATCAAAACCTCAAGACACAAATCCCTGCGGGCACACGCGGGAGCGACACCCCTCATCCTGTCGATGTTCACGTTGGTCAGCGCATCAAACTGCGCCGCACCTTAATGGGCATGACCCAAGGTAAACTTGGTGAATGTATCGGTTTGACGTTTCAACAGTTACAGAAATACGAACGTGGCGCAAACCGTGTCAGTGCAAGTAAGCTTTGGCAGTTAGGCAATGTTTTGAAAGTGCCAATTTCCTTTTTCTTTGATGACATGCCACAAAGCGTCAAAGACGCCTTCCCTGACTATCAAGGCGAAACGTCTGAAAGTTATATCCCAGAAGAGCATTTGACTTTGCACCGCCGTCAAACATTGGAACTGGTGCGGACGTTCTCTAAACTTCAAGACCCCACCATCCGCAAGCGTATCATTGATGTTGTTCGCGCCATTGCAGACAGCGAAACGGTGCAGGGGTAGATCATGACATCTTTATTACCTCATTTGCCCAAAGCGATCTTGGAGCCACCGTTTGAAACGTTGGAAGAACAAGCGAAAGCGGCTGAAGCGTGGGAGACGGCACCATGGGCCNCCGCTGCCATTTTAGAGGTTGAAATCCTTACCCAAGAGGTCGTTGATCCTTGTTGTGGTACGGGCATCTTATCGGATGCATTGTGCGCCGCAGGATATACGCCATGGCCGCAAGACCTTTACTATTGGGGGTATCCGCCTCAACATTCCGCAGGGGACGATTGGTTAAAAAATCGCACCCGTTTAGACGGCGCAAGCGTCTTCATGAACCCGCCGTTTTCTTTAGCCTGTCAGTTTGTGGATAAGGCGTTTGAACTGGGCGCACGCAAGGTCGTGTGCTTCCAACGTTTAGCATGGCGGGAAAGTCAAGATCGCCGCCAATGGTGGGACAACCGCCCCCCAGCCCGTATTTGGTTATGTGGAGACCGCGCCCACACATGGCTTTTCACCGTCCCGCCTGAAGAACGCAAAAATCCCCGTTTCATGCCCTGCGCTTGGTACGTCTGGGAACAAGGTCATCGCGGCATAGAGGCGACCAATACGATTTGGAAATCATCATCATACCCTTAATTTGACGACTGAAGGATATAAATAATGGATCAAATTGATGAAGCTCAAAGACTTGAAGAGCAGCACTTGCGCCGCTCTCTGGATGCCCTGAACCAAAGTCAACGAGGTCGCATCTCAGCGCTTCATTGCATCGACTGCGGTGAACCCATCCCAGAACGCCGCCGCCAAGCAGTCCCTGGCGTTCAAAAATGTATTCAATGTGCGGAGTAGAGTGATGACAGAGACAGGTGGCATTGCTGGGGATCATTTACGATCCTTTATAGAGCGTATTGAACGTTTGGAAGAAGAAAAGTCTAGCATCAATGCGGACATTAAAGGCGTCTTCAGTGAGGCAAAAGGTTCTGGATTTGATACGGGGGTTTTACGCGACCTCATTCGGCTCAGAAAAATGGAAGACTATGACCGAGAAGAAAAAGAAGAAATTCTTGATCTCTATAAACGTGCCATTGGCATGCAATAGCGTCTTGTCTCTCACGCGCTCATTAGCCCCGTACAGTTCGGCTGTCGGGGCTTAAGGGGTGAGAGGCTTGTCATTTTTAGGAGAAAGTAGATGACACAAGCAGACTGGAACCGATTAAACCGCGCGATCCGCGCCACTTGTTCAGAGCGTTCAATCAGTGAGGATGAGCGCAAACTCACGATGAAAAGCGTGACAGGTAAAGCTTCGTCTAAGGACTGTTCGCTTTATGAGTTGCAACAGGTCTTATCGGCTTTAAAAAGCAAAACGACCTCAACACCAAAACGCCCTTTCAAAGCCTCTTCAAAAGCCTATGTGCGCAAAATCTGGGCTTTGTGGGGGGAATTAGCAAAGCAAGGTAAGCTGAAAACGCAGAATAAAGACGCGCAACGCACAGCCCTCGTGTCTTTCGTCAATAATACAGCCAAAAAAAGCTACGCCAAACCAGAGCAACTGGACTGGCTGACTTACGCCGAAGCCAACACTGTCATCGAGGCTCTTAAAAAGTGGATTGAGAGAGAATAAAATGTCAACTTTGCGTAAATCGTTGATCCCCATCGTTGAACTCTGTGGTTTTGGTGCAGCACAAGAACTTGTTCGCAAATTTCCGAGCGTTAGGATCTATATCCCAAAGAGCGGGTCTAACGCGGCTGTTGACCAGTTATCGCTGGAAACCCGTCTGGTAATTTGCAAATTCTTTGGCGGAGAAACTTTGGATGTCCCCGGCTCTATGTTCAGCGACAATGAGTCCATTCGGAAAGCCGCGATTGAAATGCGCAGTGAAGGCAAAACAGTCCGAGAAATTGCATTGCATCTTGAATTATCCGAACGGCGTGTATTTAGCCTCCTAAAAGGCATCCCGAAGAAAAAGAAGGTTGACGCGCGACAACTTGATCTTGAAGATTATCTTAAGGTTTAATCATCGTGTGACCATTTCAGGTAAGTCAAAAGCCTAATTTATCCTATCCTCATTGCATCATTGCAGTGAGGTTTTTCTATGTCTGATCTTGATCTAAATGCCCGACTTTCGCGTAATTTCACCCTACGCGAAGCGGTGCAATCACAAACCGCCCTCCGAAATGGAATTTCCAACCTTCCCACACCAAAGCAAGCCGTGGCTCTTGTGGGGATCGCAGAAAATATCTTGCAGCCTGTGCGCGATCATTACGGGGTTCCCTTCGTTCCCTCATCATGGTTTCGCAGCCCTGCTTTAAATCAGCGCATTGGCGGTCGCCCTACGTCACAACATGCCAAGGGGGAAGCTGTGGACTTTGAGGTGCCGAGCGTTTCTAACTTAGAAATCGCCCAATTGATTGCCGCAAACCTCAGCTTCGACCAGCTTATTTTAGAATATTACGATGGTGTCAATCCCGCTTCTGGCTGGATTCATTGTTCTTATGTCGATCCATCCGTTAATCGTAATGAAATTTTGCGTTTTGATGGCAAAAATTATCGTTCTGGTCTGGAGGGTTAAATCATGGATTGGGATAAAGTTGTCACCCTTGTTAAGTCCAGTGCACCTTTACTTGGAACGGTTTTAGGCGGTCCTGTCGGGGCGGCTGCGGGTGTTATCGGGGGGATCGCCTCATTGTTCGATACAGAGCCAGAACCGGATAAAATTGAAGCGGCCATCAAAGCCGATCCAGACGCTTTTGTGAAACTGAAGCAATTTGAAACCCGCCATCAAACGGACCTCGCAACCCTCGCCATTCAAAGCTCTACTCAGATCACGCTTGCCGTCAATACAACCATGCAAGCAGAAAGTAAAAGCGACAAATGGTGGGTTTCTGGTTGGCGCCCTTATTGGGGGTTTGTGTCTGGCACCGCTTTCTTGGTGTTGGTCGTTTTTGTGTGTTTTCTCGCTTATGAAGCAATTTTAGGCGGCAAGCCTGAAGCGATGACCATGATCCCACAGCTTATCGGCTCATTTGCGGCGTTGTTTGGTATTCCCGCTGCCATTCTTGGCATTGCCTCATGGCACCGTGGCAAGGAAAAGCGCATTAAAGCAGGTGAAGCGCCCGCGCAACCGCTTTCCAGTATTCTCAATGGATTTAGAACGTAAGGATATGATTGTGGAATGGGGTGAAACCATCAAATTAACAGGGGCGGTACTCGGGATCCTCGGCGGGATCCTGAGTCCGATCATCGGCATCTTTATTTGGATGTTTCGAAAGACCTTTGTGAGCCATGAAGATTTGGACGCTGCCAAGAAAGAACGCGCTCAGCAAATTGAGAAAATTACGGAGCGCTTAAATGAAGGGGATCAACGCCTTGGTTCCCTTGAAAATCAACTCAAACAGCTTCCCACGAAAGACCAAGTGCATGCCCTATCCAATGAACTGAAAGGCGTTGCTGTTGGGATTGAAGGGCTTATGAAACAAGTTGACGGCGTGGGAGATACCGTCAAAATTCTCATCGAAGATCGGATGAACCATAAATCATGACTGAATTTCTGAAAAAACGCCTTCAACAGCATTTGCGCCTCGCTATTTTGCTCTATCTTTCGGATCGTCCCGCAGAAGCGACACGCCGTTTTGCGATTTTACGCATTCTTTCGCAAGCCCCTGCCTATACAGCCAATGCATCCATCATTGAAGATTGCCTGATGGATATGGGCCAGTCTGTGCTGCGCGATCAAATTCATGGGGACTTTACATGGTTGCATGAACAAGGTCTTGTCCACCTCAGTACTTCTGACTGCGTTTATGGGGTACAAATGATGAAGCGTGGCCTTGAGATTGCAGAAGGCAAAGCATCCTACCCTGGTCTTATTTCGTTATCCGACACAGCAGGTGTTAAGGAAAACCTCGCTAAAATCAGCTTGGTGCCATCCGATAATGAACTGCTGGAAGAATTGTTGTGGTTAGTCGCTCAAAATTTGATTTCGACCTGTCTTTTAAACGATGCCTTTATCGTAACAGAAGCAGGACGGGACGTTGCACAAGGCCGCAAGATCGTGGACGGCATTAAAAAACCCAGCCCAGACACCATCATGCGTACCGCCGCCGCTATGATTAAAGGTGCTTTGTAATGGCCTATGATCTCGCAACCCAAAAGGCCGTCCGTGATGCCTATGTCTTTGATAAACTTGACCTAGCAGCGGCGGCTGATAAGTATAACGTGAGCAGAGCCACAGTCAGTCGCTGGAAATCCCGTGTCGCGGGCACCGCAGAAGATTGGGATAAGGCCCGCACAGCCGCATCGATGTCCACGTCTAATACACGCGCTGTGGCAGAAAGTGTGCTTTCTGACTTTCTACAAGTTTTTCAATCAACTATGGCGGAGCTGAAAGAGGCCGCCGACACCATCCCTGCTAAAGAGCGCGCTGTTACTATTACAAAATTGGCGGATGCCTTTAGTAAAACCATGAACTCTATCGGCAATGTATCCCCAGAAATGGGCCAATATGCTATTGCGATTGAACTCTTGCGCGATCTGTCCAGTTTCATCCAAACCGATTTCCCTCAATATCAAGAAGCCTTTTTAGAAATCCTTGAACCATTCGGCACTTTTGTCGCCGAAAAATATAATGGGTAGAGTCTAATGGCCGCAAAGCGAAAAAATAAGGGTAATGAAGGGAGCTATCCAGAACTTGCCGATACAGAGTTTCTGAGTGAACTTGAGAAACTTGGCTTTTCTCTGCGGCAACAAATTGAAGAGGCAGCGGAATTTGGCGACTTTGACCGTTCAGAATCATCGACCCAAGAGCGCCGTAAAAATGCCCACAACAGTTTCAAATTTTTCTGCAAAACCTATTTCCCGCACTACGGCACTGCTGAGTATTCTGAATTTCAAGAATGGGTTTTTAAAGAATTTCAAGACGCGATTGATAACCGTCATGGGTATCGCGGTGCGTGGGCGGCCCCGCGTGGGAATGCGAAATCGACTTATGTCACGCAATTAGGCGCCCTTTGGTGTGTCCTATCGGGGCGGAAGTCGTTTCCAGTTATCCTTTCTGATGCCGTTGACGTTGCCGCAATGCTGTTGGAAGGCATCAAGATTGAATTGGAAGACAACCCGCGTCTTTCCCATGACTTCCCAGAAGCCTGTGGACGGGGACCGACTTGGCAGATTGGTTCTTTCATCACCCGCAATGGCGCAAAATTTATCTGCGGTGGGTCTGGTAAAAAAATTCGCGGCGCGCGCTTTGGTGCCAAACGCCCTGACTTAATCATGCTGGATGATGTTGAAAATGATGAGAATATCAAAAAAGCAGAACAGCGCCAAAAAGGGGAAGATTGGGTTGACCAAGCGGTCGAACCTCTAGGGCCACCAGACGGGTCTATGGACCTCTTCTTTGTGGGTACTTTATTGCATTTTGACAGCGTGCTTGCCCGCAAAATGAATTCCCCTTTATATCGTTCTGTTAAGTTTCAGGCGATTATCAAATGGCCAGACCGCATGGACCTGTGGGATCAGTGGGAAGAACTCTTGCGTAATGCACCGCGTAATGATCTTGGCGAAAAAGACATTGATGAAGCTGAAAAATTCTATGAGCGCAATAAAGACAAGATGGAACAAGGGGCTATCGTTCTATGGCCTGCTATTCAGCCTTTAAAACGCCTCATGGATTTAAAGGTCCGCATTGGCAACAAAGCCTTTAAATCTGAATATCAAAACGAGCCGATTGATACCGAAAACCAGCTTTTCCAAAATATTGTCTATTGGGTAGAACGCGCCTCCAGCTTAGTGTTTTTTGGGGCCGTTGATCCATCTTTAGGTAAGAATGGGCGATCCGGTGACCCTTCTGCCATTCTGGTCGGCGGATATGATCGCAACGATGGGCGCTTGGATGTTTTTGAAGCCTCCATCCGACACCGTAAGCCCTCAGTCATCATCAAAAAAGTTATTGAGTTTCAAAAAAAGTACCGCTGTGCCATGTGGTATTGCGAAACGGTGCAATTTCAAGAATTTCTACGCACAGAAATGATGAAAAAAGCCGCAAAACAAGGGGTGGTTCTGCCCACGCGTGCGGTCAATCAAACGACTGACAAGATTCTTAGAATTGAGGGGCTAGAGCCGTTCATGGATGAAGGGCAAATCAGATTGCATCACAGCCTAAGAACCTTGATCCAGCAATTGGAAACATTCCCCGAAGGCCATGATGACGGTCCCGATGCCTTGGAAATGCTCTGGACAGGGGCAGTCGAATTAGGCGCGAAATCGGGCACATTCACATCTTCTGGGGAGCGCACCTTTAGTCAAAGCATTGCAGGCCAAAGGAGCATGGGGCGCTCTGGCATATTAACAAGAATGAGACCAATGAGATGAGCAAGAAGAAAAAACAAAAACAGGATCAGGCGACTTTTAACGAAGTAACGGCGGCTGGTTCATCCACGATGTCTCAAACGTTCAGCGATAAAGACATGGAGGCCACGCCTCAAAATATTAAAGCATGGCGGCGTTTCTTGAGAGATGCACAAGTCAGCAGTGTGTGGGAACAGCGCCAAAGCGGCGTCACAGGTGTCGATTGGGAAGTCTTCGCAGCCAGTGAAGACCCCAGTGATGTTGCCGCCGCCGATTTTATCAAAGATCAAATTGAAAAAATCGGTTTTGACTTACTCACCCGTAAGATGCACTTCGCTCAATTCTATGGCTATGCTGTTGCCGAATGCCTTTGGGCCATTGAGGACGACAAAATCGTCTTTGATGCGATCAAGGTCCGTGCCGCAGAAAGGTTTAAGTGGAAAGGGAGTGACCTCCTTTTCACAGGTGGCGCAAACCCTCAAGGCGACCTTTTACCAGATGCGAAGATGTGGTTTTATAGCATCCCTGGTGACAGCGATGACGTCCCCCATGGCCCGACACTGGGTTGGCGATTGTATTGGCCTGTTTTTCTGAAAGAAAACGGCGCAACCTTCTGGGCTGTTTATATTGAAAAATACGGGATGCCCACCGCGATTGGTCATCACCCCAGTACGGCTGACCAAAAAGAGATCGACAACCTCGTGCGTGCTTTGATGGCTATTCATAGTCAAAGCGCTGTCGCTTTTCCTGACGGCTTCACCGCAGAACTCTTGCAAAGTGTCAAATCCAGTGGCGGTGAATATGAAGCCTTTCAAAATTATTGGGACAAAGCTGTCTCAAAGGTCATTTTATCTCAGACCATGACAACAGACGATGGCAACTCACAAAGTCAAGCGAAAGTCCATGAACGCGTTGCTGCCTCAATTATTCAATCGGATGCTGACTTGATTTGCGACAGTTTTAATCGCGGGCCGATCAAGTGGCTAACGGCGTGGAACTTTTCAGATGCAACCCCGCCCCAAGTTTGGCGGCGTATCTCGCAAGAAGAAAATTTAAATGATATGGCCGCCCGCGATGAACAAGTCAGCAACGCCACAGGATACCGCCGCACATTGGAAGATGTCAAAAAACGTTATGGCGGTGACTGGGAAGAAAGGGCGCAGCCTCTTGCGCCACCGTCTGATGAAAAAGCGTCCTTTGCCGATCTTGATCCTGCGTTAGACGATGTGGATAGTTTGGTCACTCAATTAGACGATCTAACGCAGCCCATGACGGAAGAGTTCATTGATGAAATCCGCGCTATCGTTTTCACCAGTACAAGTTTTTCAGAAATCGAAGACCGCCTCCTTCATCTTGCTGCGAACAGTGACAATGACGCGCTTGCCCAGATGCTGGCTGGCGGCATGAGTGTCGCCGATCTTATGGGGCGGGTAGACGAATTATGAGCATTACGGACGAACCTGTTGTTTTTAAAGAAGCCATTGATTATTATCGTCAAAAAGTAAATTTACCCACAGACGCTTGGACGGATGTCTGGGAAGAAACACACACAAAAGCTTTTGTTGTGGCTGGTGCAAACAAGGCTGCACTTGTTGAAGATTTTAGGAGCGCGATCTTTAAAGCGCTCAATGACGGCACAACTCTTGAAGAGTTTCGAAAAAGTTTTGACAAGATCGTTGAGGACCATGGCTGGAGCTATAAAGGCAAGCGAGGTTGGCGCACGCGGGTTATTTTTCATACCAATCTGCGCAGTGCCTATATGGCTGGTAAATGGGCACAAATTGAGCGGGTCAAAACCCTGCGGCCCTATTTGATCTATGATGCTGTCAATGATGGAAAAACACGCCCGAAACACAGAGAATGGGATGGTTTGGTCTATCCTGTCGATCATGAGTTCTGGGTCATTTACTATCCATCAAATGGCTTCTTTTGCCGCTGCACCGTTCGCTCCCTTTCCGCACGAGATGTTAAAAGACTGGGATTGAGTGTGTCTTCAGCAATGCCCCCTACGCCTATGGTTCATCACAGTATTCAGACACCCCATGGCGTGATGCAAGTCCAGACGCCTGCGGGTGTTGATCCAGGGTTTGCTTTTAATGTTGGCAAGAACCGATTAACAGGGGTGACACCGCCGCCTGCCCCAACAGGAAGGCCAAAGGGCGGCCATGGTCGTAATGCCACTGAACCGATGTCAAAACCACGTTCAGTGACGTCTGCGCGGCTCCTTCCTGAAAAAGGTCTCAGCGAGGAAGAGTATGCTAAAGCGTTTTTAGAAGAATTTGGGGCCGATATTGGCAAGTCTGCCTTGTTTAAAGATAAAGTTGGTGAAGGTTTGCCTCTTTCTGAAGACTTATTCAAACAAATAGATGGAAGCTGGAAGATCACCAAAGCAGGTCGGGAACCTTATCTCAAATATCTGGCAGAAAATATCATGGACCCCGATGAGATTTGGTTTGATTGGGAACATCTTGCGACAGGTCAATGGCGCTTGCGGCGGCGTTATATCACACGCTTTGACATGGAAGGCTCTCAACTCAGTGGGTTGAGTGTTTTTGAAGTCATGCGCGATGGCTGGCGCGAGGTCACAACATTTGTTCCCCGTACAGGTAAAAAGGCCGATGCGCAGGATAAATATTTAGAAAAGCAGCGCAAAGGGCAGCTTGTCTATCGCAAACAATAAAAGTCGGGAGGTTCTTTCCCGACTTAAAGCAAGCCATTTGACGCGACATGTGAACCCGCTAGGTCATTGCTAAGGTTTATTATAGAAAAAAATATCCTGATTATCAAGATCGCGATTTAAGCCCCTGTGGCGCGTTTTTGGTCGTGTCTGCTGGATGTGGTCGAATTTCACGTCTATAAAGCGTTAGGGCCGCGTTAGAGGGGCAAATTCCCCTCAATTTAGAATAGGGACTGGACAGCTTCCAGCTCTTAGCCCATGATGAGCCAAATTTCCCAAATTTATGGCTATGCGGAACTGTTCACCTGAACAGTTATTGATCCTTGGTGCATTATCGGCTCTCAATATTTCGGAGAGAGCAGAATGGTCCGCATTCATTTTTGTAAAAACACCAAAGTTACAGCCATGGAAGGCGTAACAATCGATTTTAGTGATGCGCTTATGCAAGACATCGCAGCGTGTTACGACCCTAATCTTCAACCTGCACCGCTTGTCTTTGGACACCCAAAGACAGAAGATAAGTCTCATGGCTGGGTTGATGCTATTGAGTTTTCTGACAAGGGCTTATACGCAACCGCCTCTCAAGTAAGTGCCTCTTTTGCCGAAGCTTTTGAGAAAGGTGAATATCGCACCGTTTCCGCCAGTTTCTTTATGCCAAAATCCCCCAATAATCCTGTGCCTGGTAAGTTTTATCTGCGCCATATCGGGGCGTTGGGCGCGGCTGTTCCTGCGATTAAGGGATTGGATGCCGTTCAGTTCTCCGACGCTGAAGGCGATATTTTAACCGTTGATTTCGCAGATATTTCTGGCTGGACAATTGCTGACATCGGTCGCGGCTTTCTGAACCTGAAAAAGTTCCTTCTCAGCAAATTCGACCCCGAAGAAGTGAATGCAGTCATCAAAGATTTCCCAGCAGAAGGCTTGATTGAAGAAGGCGCCTATCAAGCGGGCAAAGAAGCAGGCGAAACGATTTCCGAAACTTCATCCAGTTTCTCCGATCCCAATACTTCAAAAGAGGACGATATGACCAAAGAAGATTTGGCAGCCCAAAAGGCTGCCCTCGATAAAGAGCGCGCGGCATTTGAAAAAGAAAAGGCTGCCATTGAAACAGAAAAAGCCTCCTTTGCCGACCAGAAAGCCATGGCGATGGCGACCGCATTCATCGCGCCCCTAGTTACTGCGGGTAAAATTCTCCCCACTGAAGAGCCACAGATGGTGAGCTTTATGGCGGGACTTTCTGCTGAAGAAACCGTTTCATTCGCCGATGGCGATAAAGAAACGGCAAAAAGCCAAGTGACGATATTCAAGGAATTTCTCACCACGTTGCCCCCTCGTGTGAGTTTTGCAGAAGCTACGGGCGATGCTGGAAATACCATCGATTTTTCAGACTCCGACAGCTTATCAAACGCTGTTCGTACTTATATCGCCGAACAGCAGAAAAAAGGGGTGACTGTCACTTCGGCTGAGGCTGTTCAATATCTGAAAGGAAAATACAATGCATGATTTTGGTTTGATTAAGGCCCGCACCGCCAAGGGTGCAATCGCACAATATCGCATTGTTAAACATGATGGGGCCGCTGGCACTGTCGCCTTGGCAACCACAAGTACCGATCCGTATGACGGCGTGAGCGGTGTTCGCGGTACCAATGAAGAAGGTGAATGGATTGACATTTACAAAGACGGCATTCGCCCTGTTGAGTTCGGTGGCAGCGTTGTGGCGGGCGACCCGCTTACCGCCGATGCGCAAGGAAAAGCGATCAAGGCGACTGCGGCATCAGGCGTAAATATTCGCTGTATTGGCTGGGCCGAAGTCTCCGCCCAATCTGGTGATATTGCCGATGTTCACATCCACCAATTTATCATGCAAGGTTAAGGAACCGAATAATGACTGAACAGTTTGTTGAAAATGCTGAACTCACGGCAATTGCGCGAGAGTATAAAAATCCAGATGTCACACTCATCGCACCAGAGGCTATGCCAGAGGTGCCTGTAGATGGTCAAACCTTCAAATACCATGCTTATCCTGAAGCTCAAAACTTTACAGTTCCAGATACCCGTGTTGGACGCCGTTCACAGGTTAATCGTGTAGAGATTGACGGTGAAGAAGAAACGGGACGTGTGTATGATTACGGTGTCGGTATTCCCTTGGATAATACCACAATTAAAGAAGCCGAAAAGAATGGCTGGGACCCCAGAATGCAAGCGACAGGTGTTGCGACAAATATCCTGACGCTTGATCGCGAAGTTCGCTGCCACAATTTTATCAATAATTCTGAAAATTATGCAAATAACTTGGTTGCGGCACTTTCTGGGTCAGACATGTTCAGTGATCCTGCGTCTAAACCGTATGAAACCATTAAAGACATGATGAAGACATGTCTGATGCGCCCAAATCAATTGGTTTTTGGTGCAAATGTGTTTGACACTCTCTCTGTTCATCCGCAACTCCTCAAAAAAGTAAAAGGGTCTGTCAACGCCGATGGGGTGTTGAGCGAAGACGATCTCGCTAAGCTTTATAAGGTACAGCGCGTACTGGTCGGTGAGAGTCGTATCAACATCACGCGCCCCGGTCAAAACCCTGAATATCATTTTGTGTGGGATAACGTTGTTGCAGGCCATTACATTGATCGGACAGCGACACCGCAAATGGGGGGAACAACATTCGGTTTCACGGCACGTTACGGCCAACGCACAGTGCGCACAATCGATCTTGATATTGGTCTTGAGGGCGGTATCGAAGTGCGTGCAGGGGAACGCGTCAATGAAATCAGCATTGCCCCGTCTGCGGGCTTCCTTCTGCAAAATGCGCAACCCGCGCAGACTTAAAGGGGTGGGATAATGTCTAAATTACAGAAATATGACGTTCTGCGTCCGCTCAATCATAACGGCAAAAAATACAAACCCACTGCCAAAGGGGAAAATACCATTGTTGAAATGACCCCTGATGATGCCGCCGCGCTGATTAAGCTTGGTGTCCTTTCTGACATGAAAAAACACGCCGCAGAGAAAACTGTGCAGCCCGAAGAAAGTAAGGACTAAGAAATGACTTACGCGACCCAAGCAGCAATGGAAAAGCGGTTTAAGGATTTGGAACTGATTGAGCTAACCAATCAGGACGATCCTCACGCTGAAAATATTAATGCAGCCGAATTGCAGGTTGCGTTAGATGATGCCAGTGCCGAAATCGATGCGTTGCTTGGGTCGCGCTTTCCCGTTCCTTTAAATCCGGCACCTGCGGTTATTGAGCGGTTGTGCTGTGATATTGCGCGGTATCTTTTGTTTTCAGGCAAAGCCCCTGAAGAGGTTCAGAAGCGATATGACGATGCGCACAAACTCCTAAACCGTATGGCAAAAGGGGATTTGATGTTGGGATCAGAAGTCGTTGCAAATACCACAGGTCCAAGCTTTCACGCCCATTCTTTAAAATTCAATGAGGGGAAACTCTTATCATGAGCGCAACCCTTAAAATTGACAGCCGTGATCTTGGTCGGATTGGCAAGCGGGTTCAAAAGGTCTTAGCAAGCCTAGAAGATCAAGACATCCTTTATGACAGCATTGGCATGGCTTTGGTCTCTCAAGTGCAACAACGATTCCGTGAAGGCAAAGGTCCCGATGGTGTTGCTTGGGAAGAAGCCCGCCGAGGGGGCCAGACATTAGTCGATAGTGGTCGTCTGCGCGACAGTGTTACTCATAGTGTAGACGGTTCAGTCATTAAAGTCGGCACCAATGTGATTTATGCCAAAACACACCAGTTTGGGGCGACAATCAAACCCAAAAACGCCAGAGTCTTGGCCTTCACCCTTGGGGGTAGGGCTGTATTTGCCAAAAGTATCACAATCCCCGCCCGTCCGTTCTTAGGCTTTGATGAGGAAAGCTTTAAGGCCATCCGAGGAGAAATCGCCGATTATGTCCGCCGTGCCAGACAGGAGGCAGGCGCATGATTAATCAAATAGAAGCCGCGATTGTGGCGCGTCTGAATGATGTCGCTAAGTCAAACGCCTTTAAGGTCAAGGCCGAAAGTTACGGCGGTGAACTGGATGACACGCTTTTAAAAGACGCCGCGCAAAGCGCCCCTGCTTTTTGGATCGCGTTTGCGGGGGCGAAAAAAGGCCGCAAAGTGGCGCACGATAAACATGAATGGCAGGCAAACTTTGTCGTGATCTCCGCCGCTAAAAGCATGCACCAAGAACAAGTCCGCCAAGGCGGGCGCGGTGGTCTGGTTTTAGGGGCGTATGAAATGATCCATTTTGCCATTTCTGCCCTTGAAGGCTTTATGCCTGAAGGAAGCAGTCAAGCGTTAGTTCCGCATCAAGTGACGAACCTGTTTAACGCCAAGATTGAGCGGGAATATCTTGCGATCTATAGCGTGACGTTTTCCTGCAAATTCCCTTTAGAGCGCGTTTCTGACACTGCGCTTGATGACCTTGAAAGCCTTTTCCATTCTTCTAAACCGCATCATGCCACAGAGGAAACGCCGATTATGGAGTCCGAAATTCAACAGCAGGAGGATGACTAATGGATCACCTGTATCTCAAGCCCTGCGATGGGATGACCATCCCCCATCCCGATACAACAGGGCCAATCGGTAAAGACGGCGCATGGGTGCCTAATACCAAATTTTATCGGGGGTTTCTGTCACGCAAAGAGGCCGTGACATCAAAGCCGCCGAAAAAAACAGATAAGCCTGCTGCTCAGGTAAAGGAGACATAAATCATGACTGGCATTAGTTTCAATGAAGTACCCATCGATATTCAACGCCCTGGCCTCTATATGGAGATTGACCCCAGTTTAGCGTTTAATGGTTTGCCCGTTTTTAAACAACGCACTGTCATGTTCGGACAACTGGGAACATCACCAGAAGCCAGCGTTCATCAAATCTATCAAGTTATCACAGCGGCTAGTGCCAAGACCTTGTTCGGTCAAGATTCCATTCTGGCCTCAATGGTTGATGCTTTTCGTAAAATCAATCCATATCAAGAGTTACTGGTTATTCCAGTGGCTGAAAATAGTCAAGGTGTTGCAGCCACTGTAGAGGTCACGCTATCAGGGGCGGCAACCCGGTCTTATACACAAGTTTTTTATGTTGGTGATGTTCGCTACACCCTTGGCGTTTCCAGTGGGGAAGCCGCATCCTCAATTACAGGGCGGCTTGCTTCATTAATCAACACCAATCCCGCCTCCTATGTCACCGCCTCAACCGAGGCAGAGGTTCTGACTTTAACCTGTAAGTGGAAAGGTGAGACAGGCAACGACATCAATGTGTTCACACGCTATTACCGCGATGATTACGACAGCCCAGGGGTGAGCTTTGCCATTAATCAAAAAGCAGATGGTGCCGGCAATCCAACGATTCAAAGCGCCCTTGATGTCCTTGATTCCCTAACGCAGTATCAGGGGTTTGTCTGCCCTTATACGGATACGGCGAATATGGACCTGTTACGATCTGAGCTTGATACCCGTTGGGGACCGATTAGTCAGCGTGACGGTCGGGTCTTTTGTGCCAAAAAAGCAGGGGTGGCTGCGTTGAATTCTTTTGCGTTGGCGCGGAACTCGCAACATTTTGCCATTATGGACATCACCGAAAACGCGGCCTCACCGTCTTGGGACTGGGCAGCAGCGTTGGGGGCGAGCGTTCAGTATTATGGCACCATTGATCCTGCGCGGCCTTTTCAGACATTAGAGCTAAAAGACATCAAAGGCGCACCAGAAGGCCTACGCCGGATGCCAGAAGAAAACGAAACCCTGCTGCGCAACGGGATCTGCACCCACAGCATCGGTGTTGACGCCAAGGTGCGGATCGAACGGGCTGTTACAACCTATAGTCAAAATCAAACAGGTGCAGAAGATAAAGCTTATAAAAGCCTAAATACTGTCATGACCATGAGCTATTACCGCCGTTCAGTCATTAACCGTTTTCAACTTCGTTATCCGCGCCACAAGTTAGCAAGCAGTGGTCATCCTGCGGCGGGTTTTGCATCTAACATCATCACGTCAGAAACCGCTGTTGCGGAGTTCCTCGCGCATTATACAGCGATGATGGATGCGGGTTTGATGGATGATTATGACGGCTATAAGGCCGACATCCTCGCCAATAAAAATACACAAGTTCGCGGGCGTCTTGATGTGTTTGACCAGCCCCGCCCGATGGATCAATTTCATCAACTGGCCGTCCGCTCTGCGTTTCGCCTTATCTAAGAAAGGAAAATAAAAAATGTCGATTTTTGGGACAGCTATTATTGCCGTCAATGGTCGGGAGCTTCAATCAGTTGAAGGGTCAGCCACCTTAAAACTGGGTCTTTCAACCAGCAAACCCCGCAAAGGGCCGCGTGGCTATATTGGCGGCAGTGTGATCCCTAGTATGTCCGAGGTCAAATGCGATGTCATCCCAACGGATGATTTTGATCCTGAAGACTTTGCAAACGGCAAAGACGTCACAATCCGGTTTTCCTGTGAACAGTCAGGTCAAGCATGGGTTATCGCCACCGCATCCCTCTCAGATGACGTGGAACTGAGCGATGGCGAAGACGCAAAATGGTCGGGTTTAGTGTTCACAGGATCAAAAGCGGAGAAAATCTAATGGCTATGCAGATTACGTTGATTGAAGGTTTGAAGATCGGTGAGAAAACTTACACAACTGTGTTCTTAGACAAACTCACCGCAGGCGAAGCCATGGATGCCGCCGATGCAGCGGAAAGTATCAAAATCGTTGATGATGGCAAAGGCGGCATGACACCTGTTTTTCAAACGTCACCCGCCCGCGCTGATGCGGAGCGGAGCCGCCGGATGATTAAAAAGCTGGAAACAACGAACGGCGATCTGCTGAGCGGCCCTGTTCAGCTTTCAGACCTGCGTAAAATGGATGAGTTTGATTATCGTCACCTAACAGCCAAAATTGATGAGATGGAACAACTTCTTTTAAAGCGGGAGGGTCCCCATCAGGGGCGACCAGAAAGCGCCGCCGCCACAAACGGTGATGGCGCTCCTCAAACTTGAGGCCCTGTGCCCAGGCTGGGTATCGGGGTGGCGTTTACTTCAAGATACCCCCCAGATTGAAGCCGCTGTTATCGCCTTGGCCAGTGCGACCAATACATCAATGACGGACATTGAACGCTATCCCATCCCTAAGCTTATTCGACAGTTAAAAAAAGTAGCTGAATTGAGAAACCCCTAAGCGACTTTAAATGTGAGCGATTTTGAATATGAGCGATTTTGAAGCAGACGTCCAGATTGATATGACAGGCAACCTCGCAGAAAATGCAAAGCGAGGACAAAAGGCGATTGAACAACTCTCAACGCGCTCAACACGGTCTTTAAACCGTATGCGCAAAGCATCTCTGGGTTTATCAAATGCGATTGACGGCTTAGGTAATCGCTACACGGGCCTTGCTACAGGGGGTGGGGTTGCGCTTGCCGCGAAAGGCGTGATTGATTTTGACCGCCGCCTGAAAGACGTTGAGGTCCAAGCGGGCTTAACAGGCGAACAAATTGATACCCTTAAAAACCAACTGTTTGACGTCAGCCAAGACAACGATATTCGCATTGATCCGTCACAGTTAATGAGCGCGGTTGAGGCTATTGTTGAAAAAACAGGTGATTTATCCCTTGCACAAAATAACCTAAAAAGTATCGGCCTCGCCATTCGCGCTGTCGGGGCAGAAGGCACCCATATTGGTTCAGTGATTGCGGGATTAGAAAAGTTAAATGTCACTGACCCTACCGAGGTGCGTCAAGCGTTAGAATTGCTTATTGAACAAGGCAAGGCAGCGTCCTTTACGTTTCAAAACTTAGCTGTTGAAGCTGGTCCTCTCATGGCGTCTATGGCTGCTATGGGGCAAAAAGGAATGGGGGCAGTCCGCACCCTTGGTGCATTAGCACAGACAACTCAAATGGCAACAGGCAGTGCCGCTGAAAGCTCAACGGCCATTCAGGCATTAATCACTGAAATCGCGGTTAAAGGTAAAGATTTAGAGAAAAAAGGCATCACTGTTTTTGATCCTCAAGCGTTAGCCGAAGGACGAGAAGAGTTCCTTTCACTCGACAAAATTGCACGCTCCATCATTGAGAAATCTGAGGGCCGCATTTCTCGATACGGAAAGGTCTTCGGCTCAGAAGCGCAAAAAGCTCTAAAAATTCTAGGTGAAGACTTTTCTGCAACAGGTGAGTTTGGAAGTTTGGATGAGGTCATGGCCGTACAATCGGATGGCACACAGATTGTTGCGGATTCGGCGGCAAAAACGCAGACCATGGCGGCGGCGATTGATAGTCTCAATGGGGCGCTGACACGTTTAGCCAATGATAATTTATCAACACCGATCCAACAGCTTGCGGATGCCCTGACGGATTTGGGCACAGAGGGCTTAAATGACCTCTTTGACACAGCCCTTAAAGGCGCAACGGCGGCGGCGGGCATTTGGGCCGTCAACAAAGCGATCNACAGCGGCTGGGGTTCGGATGGTTCAAGGGCTTCGGACCTCAAAAGGGCTGGGTGGTGCAGCGGCAAATGCCGTTAGTGCTGTCGCAGCCCAGCCCGTTATCGTAACCAATTGGCCTGCTGGATTTGGGACAACAACAGGCGGACAAGACGCCGTTACAAAGAACCGAAAAGCACGAACTGGGAGAGGTCGGCGGCTCTCTCGGCTAACACAGGTCGGTACTCTTGCGGGTCGGGCGGGGCGTGTTGTCCCTGGAGCTACGATTGCATTAGGCGCATTATCCATGGGGAGCGCGGCTGTGGATGGGGATGCCCGTGGGATCGCAAGCGGCGGCGGTGCCCTTGCAGGCGGCCTGCTTGGGGCGAAGGGTGGCGCAATGGCTGG